CGAAGCGGCAGATGTTGTCGCTAATGATGCACTATTGTTTAAGGTTACAGTTAACACTGCATTCTTTCCATTCACAGTAGAGTTGATAATACTATTATCTCCAGTAACAGTGAAATTGGCTACAGTAGTAGATGCATCCGAAGTCTCACCAATATCGAAGTTGAAGTTGTTTCCATCACCTGTAGCAGTAATGTTTAGAGTGACATCATCACAACTACCAGCAGCAGAAGAACTACAGTCCAATTCCACACTGTTAGTTGAACCTGTTATCGCCCAAGTACCTGTATAATTTGCACCCTTAATGGTTGCAGAAATTATGTTATAATTGCCCGTCTGAGTAATGTCAAAACTCATGCTATCGCCGTTAATAACCGCAGCGGTGGTTGAATTACCCACCTCGTTATCAGTTCCGTCTTGTGTTATGTCTAAATCTAAGTTATCACCCACCTGAGTAATATAAATGTCATTCGCCAATGAGGGTGTCACCATGTATAAACCAACCATAATAAAGATTAACCTTATTATACTTCTGGTCATTTCTTCTCCTTTATGTAAAGGTCTGATTCTTCAAATTTCCACAGACCTTTCTTTTCGCCCTTTCTTATCATATTAATAATCGCTTGGTCGATTGCCGCTTTAACTGCAACAGAGGTCGGTTCATTTGCAGCCGCACCACTCTCCATTTCAAATGCCTTAGTTCCCATCTCAAAGAACCTAAACACATTAAAATCATCCCTCACACTGGCGATTGTTTTAGTAACATTGGTAGTCAAAAGAACTTTACCAGAGTTAACCGAAACAAGTCTCATAGAAACAGTCACTTGATCTGTTCTATATGAGGTATCACCACCTACTCCAAAGTAACGTAGTCCACTACCCCCACTTACAAGGTTAGTGTCGTAACTGACAATACCGCCTTCCAAAAGTAAACCAGCCAACTTCAAGGGTTTAAGTTCTGGTTTATTTTCGCCCTTCTCATACTGTTCATAGGTAGACTTTGCTAGTTGTCTTTCTTTAACTAGGTTATTAAGTCCTGCCCTTTCTATAACGATGAACCAATCACCCTTTCCTGCGTTTTGCAGTGCATCAATAACCCAAGAGTCTCCCCCTTGAGTTACAGCAGTTGATAATTGAGAAAACCTTTCACTTGGTTTTCTTTGTCCTGTCTTATCTGTAAATGAATATACCGCTATAGTCATTGGTGGAGCATCCAATAGAGGAAGGTCTTCCAACCTCTCCTGCACTCCAGACACAAATTCTGTAGGTTCTTGTTTTGCAGATTCAAGATGTTCATCAACTGCTAAAGTTGAACATCCTCCTAACATACATGCAAGAATCAAACCAATTAGGTAATGTTCCATTTAAAATCCAAATCCCGTGAGTGGTACAACTAACTCTGTAAACGAACCATCTGCTTCAGTGATTTGTACAGTGATAGTACCAGCAGTCACATCCTTTACCCAATAGATAGTCGCACCCTCTAACTCGGCAGTACCACTAAGCGCACCATCCTCTTCAAACATACCATCGACAAGATTCTTAGAAATCTGGGCGTAAATACGAGATTCTACGTTAGTAATAAACTTATTAATTGTTTTGTTTTTCTCTTCCCTTTCAGCTTCTCTTTCGGCTGATTCTATATCGTCTTGTATCTTTTCTTTTCTGTTATGTTCTATCTGGGCGATAGAAAGGAAGTGTTGTGATTGTCCAATACCACTAAATGATGGACTACCAAACGAGTGTACTAGGTCACTTGCGTGACTAGCTATCGGGGTCAGGAGTAGTATTATTCCTATTAGTTTTAACTGATTCATTTCTTGATCCATACCTTTGCAAAATTTCTTCTATCTCACCATCTATCGGTTTGCCTGTCTTGTCGTAATGTTCTAACAACATAGACAACTTCGTATTTAAACGAATCAAGTCATTGTCAAGCATCCGTATCCTATCAACTAATGCAATAAGCGTACCCATTGTCTGCCCAATTATCGGGTCGATAACTTCTGTTACCCATTTCCATATAAAGAAAACAAAGTAACCAAGTCCGACTGCTGCTATTACAGGAAATCCGTACTGATTAATTGCGTCTGTTAATGCTTCCAACTAGGACTCCTTAATCGCGTCTGGCATCTTCTTTACCTTCATTCGCAGCGATTCTATCAATGTTCGGTTTCACACCAAACGCATAACTCATAAGAGCATCAATCTTAACCAAGTCGTTGTTCATAGTCTGAACTCGGTTATCTAGTTGTCCTATTATATTCTTTATAGTTGTTACACTACCCGTAACCCCTGCAAGTATAAATCTAATTGTAAGGAATACAAAATACCCAGCTGCAAGTGCTCCTGCAATCGGTGCGCCAACATCACCAATGAACGACAAAAAATCCATAATCTTCTCTCAATAATACTATTTATACTATTTATACACCACAAAGTTGTGTTTTTAAAACAAAAAAAGGGACGGAGTTTTGACACTCTGTCCCTTATTGAAACCCCTACGGAAAAGAGTAGGAGTCTCTATCTATTTAGTACTGTTAGTACTATTCGTTTGCCAACTTTTCAAAGTATGACATTGCATCATCATCTTCATCAGATGCGGCAGCAACACCAGTTTTAGGTTCTGGAGCAGACTCCGATTTAAACTGAGGTGTGAAGTCAGTTGTACCTTCGTCTTCCATAATCCTGTCTGCAGCAGTCTTTGCGGTATTTACTGTACCAGTAAGAACTGTGTCCAGACGGGTCTTCAACTCATCATATGATTTAAAGTTTGAAGGTGCAAGGAACTCAGCCAAGGAATGTTGACTGTTGTAGATTGTCTCTAACTCATCATCAGTTGATTTGAGTGCAGATTTAGCATCCAAACCAGACTTATCGTAGTTCCAGTAACCATCTACCTTGCGAATCTTCAACATGAAGTTAGCACCTTCCCAGAAGTCAAATGGGTTGACTGGCAACTCATCAGGAAATTCTGGTTGCATTGCTTCCATCAACTTATCAAAGATTTTCTTACCAAAGCGGTAAAGCATAACCTTTCCCTCATTCTGAGGATTAGTCGGGTCACTTACAACATAGACGTTTGAGAAGTATTGTAGTTTACGTTTCTGTTTACGAGCAATCTCTTTATCACTCTCTACGCCAGAGTTCCACAGTGCAGAGTTGTACTCACTCACAGGGTCTTTCTGATTTAGGGTGGTTAAGGAATTCTCAATAAACCATTGTCCAGTAGGGCCTTGAAACGCATGGTTCCAAACGCGAACCCAAGGTAACTCTTCACCTTGAGGTGCTGGTAAGAATCGAAGTACTGCGTACCCATTACCTACCTTGTCCACCTGTGGTTTCCATAGTCGTTCATCGACATAGGACTTAGAGTCTTTCTGTGGGGTTTCGTCCTTTTGGACTTGTTGTAAAAGTTTATCCAGACTATTCTGGTTTCTTAGTGCTGAAATTGACATATTGTCGTTCTCCGTATGTTTAAGTATAGTTTAAGTATTTCAAGTAATTCATAATATAACAGTATTTATTATACTGCATTTGGGGGTGTTTGTCAATAGAAAAATGAAATTAATTCCGATTAAGTGCATCATTATTCTTCTTCGCAGCTGCGAAGGATTTTGCAATCGAAAGTGCATCCCATTCTTCTGGTGTTGCATCATTAAGTCTTCTACCACTACGTTCCCAAATATTAGCGTTTTGTTCCATACCATCTAGAGGTAACTCCAGTTGCATTTCACTATCCACTATCTGAACACTCCCATCAAAGTGATAACTATTCGCTCTGAGGAAGGATTCAAATCCTTCACACATTTCACTTAGAGTTGAGTCCGTGTGTAATGTGAATTCTATGCGGGCAGCGTTTTCGATGTCCACATGTATAAGTTTAAACATTATAATTTCTCCATCAATGGAAAGATTTTAGCAATCTCTATCGCACACTTCTGTGCGACTTCCATATGTTCTTTTTGAGTCCCATTAGAACCACGCAATTCAATGTAATGAATCCATGATCGTAAAGAACCATTCATATATAGTCGTGTCTTAGTACAACCTTCTGG